AGCATGCTCATATATCCTCCAAAGGGAGCAGACTTTAACGACCTTGCACTTGTTACACATCTAAACTTTAATATTGATGGAATTCTTAACTATAAGGTTGGACTAAGAAATCTACAGTTAGCATCACAGGCTTTTAACGAATCACCTAATCCAATAGGAACTAGATTTGGAACACCGATTTATCCTTATGTAAAGTCTGGAATTTATTTTGATTACAAACAGGACAATCCATTTGCAATTTATAAAGGAAGCACACCTTATCTGTATTTGACAAGAACAAGCGGTATACAGTTGAAGGGTGCGTATGACCCAGAGATTAATCGTGGATTATCAATTCCAATCAATAGTACAAAGGCAGAAAACTACAAGGTCATGGCTTTGCAGGCAGCGCTAAGATATGATAAAGACTTTTTTCCAGCAGCACCAACACAAGTATTTGAGATTGAAAGCAATAACATTTTCTTAAAGTTCTTTATGGTTGCAACTGATCAAAACGGTCAAAGAGCAAAACTATATGCCGTAAATGGAAATACTGGAAAGGTGGAAGATGGCATTGCATTCTACTGGAACGGAAATATCGTTAAGGAGCCAGTGTTAACTGTTAAGCAGTGGGGATTCTTGGGTATATCATTCTCAACACTTCTAGATTTCAGAAATAATGTTGGAGCCATAAGAATCAATGGTCCAATCCTTATTAATAATATTTCTCATTATCAGTCAACAAATCTTCAAGAGGTCCAAAAGGTCGCAGTTAGACCATGGTTTAAAGTTAAGTATGATGGCCCAATAGACTTAGACTGGAACTACTGGCACCCACCATACCTGTGGAATGGAATACTTGTTCTATCGTCTACAAGTTATTACGGTGTTGAGCCAGATGATATTTATAAGAGTTTTATCGGCACAAATAAGATAATTGTTGATGATTCTAGCATTTTTATGTTTAATAAGTACCAATACAACATGTATCAGGATATTGGTTGGCAACAAAACAGCCTTAATGCTGTGTAATGTGGTATACTTAAGTACATGAATCTGGAAAATACAAAGAAAAAGCGTAAGCAACTGCCCAAAATGAAGGGGCAAGTGGGTGAGTCTCGTGCAAAAATTATTGAGAAGCACTATGACTGGGGCCTATATGTATATAAAAAGGCTAACGGAAAGTGGTTTACCGATGGCAATGGTTCTGTTCTTAACATTGAATCAATGAAAGGTGATATTTCCCAGATCGCAAAACTTCGTGATGCTGCAAAGTACTACGGAGATGAAGGTGACGGAGAGTGTGTTTTCGTACCAGGACTAACAAGAATTTCAGAAGAAGAGTACTCTGAGCAAAAGCAAAGACTTCAAGAAGGTCTTATTCCTTCTATGAATGATCTTGGTGCTTGGAAGGCTGCACAAGATACTCACGACAAATATGGAAGTGATGAGTAATGAGCGAAGACAAAGACTTTATTATTAGAGCAAAGACTGATGACCTTTTGCCAGAAGATGATACATTTGCAAAGCAGGATCCATTTAATCAAACATGGGATGTCATTAAGGATTTGCAGGGATTAGACAATAACTTTAAGAGAAGAACTTCAAGACTTGTAAAAGCAGAGGCATCACAAGGATACATCGATAGTTCAAGAGCAGTAAGCATCGGTATTGATGGAGCAGGATCAAAAGAAATTAATCCAGGAACAGTTTACAGAAATGCATACGGATTGTTTGATGTAATTACACCACCATGGAACCTATACGAACTTGCAAGTTTCTACGATACATCTTTTGCAAACCATGCTGCTATCGATGCTAAGGTAGAAAATATTGTTGGTCTAGGATATGACTTTGAAGTTTCAGCAAGAACAATGCTTAAGTTAGAGGCATCTGAGCCAAAGACAGCAGAAAATGCTAGAAAGAGAATTGAACGAGCAAAGATTGAGATGCGTGATTGGTTAGAGTCATTAAATGATGAAGACTCTTTTACAACTACAATGGAAAAAGTTTTTACAGATCTACAGGCTACAGGAAATGCTTATCTAGAAATTGGTAGAACTGTTCGTGGAGATATTGGTTATGTTGGACATATTCCATCGACAACAATGCGTGTACGTAGATTGCGTGACGGATTTGTTCAGGTTATTGGAAATAAAGTAGTTTACTTCCGTAACTTTGGTGCAACAAACCCAAATCCACTTGGCACAGATGCAAGACCAAACGAAATTATTCACTTCAAAGAATATTCACCACTTAACACTTTTTATGGTGTTCCAGATATTATGTCAGCAATAGGATCTCTTCACGGGGATCAACTTGCATCACAGTACAACATTGATTACTTCCAGAATAAAGCAACACCAAGATATGTTGTAACTCTTAAGGGAGCAAAGTTATCTGCAGAAGCAGAAGACAAAATGTTTAGGTTCCTTCAAACAGGACTTAAGGGTCAAAACCACAGAACTCTTTATATACCATTGCCAGGAGATTCTGATACAAACAAGGTAGAATTTAAGATGGACCCAGTTGAGAATGGTGTACAAGAGGCATCATTCAAGGAATACAGAAAACAAAACCGTGATGACATTCTGGTTGCTCATCAGGTTCCACTTTCTAAGATTGGTGGAGCAGACTCTGCAGCCATTGCAGCAGCACTTGCACAAGACCGCACATTTAAAGAGCAGGTTGCAAGACCAGCACAAAGAAATCTAGAAAAGATGATCAATAAAATTATCAAGGAAAAGACAGACATCCTTGAGTTTAAGTTCAATGAACTGACGCTGACAGATGAGATTGCTCAGTCTCAGATAATTGAAAGACTTGTTAAGACACAGGTCATGTTGCCTAATGAGGGAAGACAGATACTTGGTTTGCCACAGCGAAAAGGCGGAGACGAGCCATATGATCCAAAACCACAAGAGGTAGCAAATGATAATGCAGATCGCCAAAGAGATACTGAAAGAACCAACAATCAGTCAGATGGAGTAGCAACCACAAGTGGTAGAAATCCAAAGGGCGAAGGCAGGAAACTTGACGACATGACCGAAATGTCCGAATAGTGATATATTAGTAAAAAAGGGTATATAATATAATAACCATGACTATCTCTAAGGCCCATTGGAATACTGATGGCGACAACGTTCGCCTATCAATGCCTTTAACAAAGGTTGACAAGGAACGACGTATCGTTTCAGGTTTTGCGTCCCTAGACAATGTTGACAAGCAGGACGACATCGTAACTTCAGAAGCATCTCTAGATGCATTTGCACGTTTCCGTGGAAACATTAGAGAGATGCATCAGCCATCAGCAGTAGGAAAGATGGTGTCATTCAAAGAAGATAAGTATTTTGATCCAGAAACAAAGAAGTTCTATAAGGGCGTTTTTGTATCTGCTTATATTTCTAAGGGTGCACAAGATGCATGGGAAAAGGTTCTTGATGGAACTTACACAGGATTTTCAATCGGCGGAAGAATGAATAAGTGGGATGACGCCTATGATGAGAAATCAGATAAGACAATTAGAGTTATTAAAGAATATGATTTAGTTGAGTTGAGTCTTGTAGATTCCCCAGCAAATCAGTTTGCCAACATTGTATCTGTCGAAAAGGTAGATGGTATTGATGTTGTAAAAGGCGATGAAACAGTCCTTGAGAATGTTTTTTATGACAAGGAATCTGGGTTGGTTATGCTATCAGAAAATGAATCAGAGATAAGCCCAACCACAGGTGAGCCAATGGCAAATATAGGGTTCGTTGAAAAAACGGATAGTGAAAAACTAAATATGATGAAATTCTTAGTGGATAGTGCTAAAGGCATTAATACTTCTAAGATTAACAAGGAGGTAAGTCCTATGACAGAAAACACAGAAGCAGTTGCAGAAGTTGTTGAAACAGAAGCAGCAGTAGAAGTAGAAAAGTCAGAGGTCGCTCCAGAGGTTGATGCCGTAGTAGAAACTCCAGCAGAAGATGTTGTTAAGACTGATGAAGTCCCAGCATCCGAAGAGGTTGCAAAGTCTGAAGAGACACCAGCAACTGATGCTGTAGTTGAAACTACAGAGGTATCGAAATCAGACGAAGCAATTGTTGATTCAGTTGCAGAAATCAAGAATACTCTAGAATCAGCCTTTAGCGATCTAGTTTCAACAGTAAAGTCTTTGCAGGCAGAAGTAGAAATGCTTAAGTCAACAAAGGTCGATGTTGAGACAGCAAAAGATTCATTTGAAGCAGTTGCAAAAGATATTGCAGCAGTCTCAGGTGTATTTAATGAATTTGGTAAGCGAGTCGACGCTGTAGAAGCAGATACCGCTTTCCGAAAGTCTGGCGATCTCGGCGAGATAGTACAGAATCAACCTGAAACGGTTGAAAAATCCCTATGGGGCGGTAGTTTCCTCAAAACAGCCGACTTATTTAATTAAAAAAACAATAAGTAAAAAATCACAGGAGGTGACAATATGTCGGAGCAAGAAATAATCAAGAATCAGCCAGGAACTTCTGGTCAACTAGGTGGAACAGCACCAGGGTTGTATCAGGGACAAGGTGCATTTGCATCAGGTTCAGACGCAGGTTCAAACGTACCAGGTAACTATACAGATGGTGGCGTATTGGGAAATATCCCAGTAGCCAACCTAGGTGTTACAGATGGTCCAAACGCAGTAAATCCTTCAGGTGAGGCTGGATCAGGTATCCTACGCCCAGAGCAGGCACGTCGTTTTATTGACTACGTGTGGGATGCTACCACTCTCGCCCAAGATGGCCGTCGTGTTACTATGAGAGCCAATACAATGGAACTCGAAAAGGTAAACGTCGGAGAGCGTGTAATTCGTGCAGCAGCGCAAGCAGTTGGAGATTACACAAACGCAGGAGCAACATTCTCAAAGGTTGAATTGACTACAAAGAAGATTCGTCTTGACTGGGAAGTTTCTGCAGAAGCACTAGAAGATAACATCGAAGGTGCAGCACTAGAAGATCACATTGTCCGTTTGATGACAAATGCTTTCGGTAACGATATCGAAGACCTTGCAATCAATGGTACAGGTGACTCAGCAGATGGTGCATTCCTCGGAATTATGAACGGTTTCGTAAACCGTGTAACTTCTGATGGAGATGCACACGAAGCAGTTGTTACAGTTACAAATGATAACTGGACAACAGACGCAATGCAGAAGATCATTCTCGCAATGCCACGCAAGTATCGTGCTATCAAGTCTAACTTGAAGTTCTATGCTGGTACAGATGCATTCCAGGGAATCGTTAAGAATAACGGTACACTTGCAGATGCAGTTGCTGAAGCGTTTGCTTCACAGGCTGGTGGAACACCAGCAAACCGTCAGAACTATCTTGACGGTGTATCACAGACATTCGGTGGAGCACGTACAACACGTGTCCTCGGAATTGACGTACAGGAAGTTCCTTACTACCCTGCAGGATATGTCGACTTGACATTCCCACAGAACCGTGTATGGGGATTCCAGCGTGACATCACTGTAAACCGTGAGTACAAGCCAAAGAAGGACACTGTAGAATACACAGTCTTCGTTCGCTTCGGTATTCAGTGGGAAGAGCAGGATGCAAT